CTTCTCCCACATAGGAAGGGTCAGGACACGACTGTGAACGTTGAAGGATGCAGTGTCTACGTGTTTGTGTTCAACCACCAGATCCTCAGTCGCGAGGAGTTTGGCGAGTTGAGATTTGATCTGGTGGCGATTCATAGGTTTGTCTCGTATGAATCAATTATACAAAAAAAGGAGGGTAGAAACCCTCCGAGTGGACAGTTCGTCAAGCGAACACTCCTTGATCTTTCATGTACTGCAGTGCCTCTTTGAGACTACCAATATGTTTTGCTCCGATGGCGACCTGGGGATATTCAGCCTCTGGTCCAAATTCTGCTTCAAATCCCCTCTGAGTAAAGTGTTGATTTAAACGATACTCATGATATTCACCACCAAGATGTTTCAATAACGCACAAACTCTTTCACACTCTTGACTACCGTTAGTGTAAACTACGCAAGCGTTGTCGATCATTTTTGTTTTTCCTCTTCGTATTCGATTACAATTCTTTTATAGTCTCTACCCGTGTGGTCTACACAGGTGATATGAGTCAACTTACCATTTAATTGATCAGAAATTTCGTGCAACTTACCCCAGGGAATCTTCTTGTCCACGTTTCCTCCACTCATCAATTTCTTCTTGGGTTGGAATATTTATTCGGAAAGCAAGTCCGTCTTCTTCAAACTCCTTGTTCATCTTCTCATAGGTTTCTGGAGTTATTTTCTCAGTCACGTTGCCTCCAATCATCTGGTTTATCTCTTCCAAACCATTCATTAATATCATCTGCACCATCAAATCCCGTTTTATAATTAGATGGGTCTGGATCACCTAGTCCCATCCTATTCATAAAATCATCAATGCTACCTTCTTGAATATCCTGTGCTGCATGACGACGTGCTTTATTCAACCAGTCTCTAGCGGTTGTATGTGCCTTAGCAAGTTTTTCCGCCCAGATCATATCTTCTAGTGGCACTTGCTCTTTATTAGCAATACACTGACAGATAGATTCTAGTCGGAGACGATATGCGGTAGATAGCATAAAGTTGAATTCCTAACTGTGTTATTTAGATTCTAACATAGATTCCAATTCATTCAAGCGAGTGAATTCATTGTATGCTTTCTCTGACCGTTCATTTAAAATAGTCAGAATGTCACTAAGAATTACTTCATTATCGACATACTCATTGAGGTACGTATCCAAAGCCTCTTTAAGGTATCGATATCTATTCCACTCGGGGGAGTAGGGTTTATACATGATAAAAAGATACTATGGTCGTATTATATATCATTCCACAACCCATGGCAAGTTAGAATCTGGAATAGACCCAACCCGTGCAAATATATTTGTCTTTGTATGTAGGAGGAATCCCACGATGGACGTGAGACCAGTCTGCGGGAAACAAAATTAATTTACCAGCTTCTGGTTTTACCGATTCGCCGTTAGCAAACTCAGTGTATCCACCATAATCAATAGTATTAAGATACCAGATATAAGTAAGAACTCTGATTGCAATCGCACCAGTGTCTTCTCTAGTTACAACAAAGTCATGGTGCCAAGTATATCCAACCGACTCTGGTTTTGTTCTTTGAATTTGATATCCAGTATCAAAATAACTTTCAAAGTCTTGAGAAGGAAATGGATATTTCTTAGAATGTTCTTCAGTATATAATTTTAGTGTATTGTAAAAAATTTTATCTTCTTTTTGCCAATCAGGCCAATTTGATAGATGCAGATCCATAGAATTTTTGATGTCGGTTCTAACTTCTCCGCCACCAATTAATCCCTGGTCTTTTCTATTATCTCTTTCAAATTTCCATATACAATGGTTACAAAACTGAGAACTCAGAGTGTTCTCATAGACATCAATAATCATACTACTTTACTAAATCCCTTCACTTTATCAAACTTAATTATACGATCAAACTTATCCATTAACTCGTCTGTCTTATGTGAAATCACAAAGACATGTGCATCTTGTATTACAAATTTGATAATAGTAGTGAAGAAATCAGTACCAGCACCATCCAAGGAACTGTCAAAAATCTCATCCAATATAAGAAGGTTAGTGCTGGCAGAGTTACGCATTTTTGCAATGTCCCTCCAGGTAAAAAGGAGAGACAAGTCTATTCTCATTTTTTCTCCCTCAGAGAAAGAATCATAACTGAAGTCTTCATGAATTGGAGACCTAATCGATTCTTTGAACTCTTCATCCAGTGAGAAGTTAATGTAGAAGTCCATCATCTGTAGGTATTTGTTTATCTGCTGATTCATCAAAGGCAGATACTTTTTGATGATCTTGGACTTAACTCCACCATCCTTCATCAAGGAATGAGCAAAGTCTAGGTAAGATACTTCTTCTCTCTGAGAGGATCTTTCTTTTTCAGTTTTGTCTAAATCCTCCTTGAGGTTTCTAAGGGTCTCTCGTTCAGTATTTCTATTTGATACTTGATCGGCAACGTCTTGAATTTCCTTTCTAAGATTCTTGATTTGTCTGTTAATCCCAGAAATTCTAACATTGTTTGTTGAAATGTCATTGTTGAGTCTATTAATCTCTGAAGAACAATTTGTGAATTCGATATCCTTTTCTTGTTCTACATTGATTGTAGCCTCCAGTTCTTTGTACCCTTCATTTAGTTCTTTAGATTTCTCCTGAATATCTACAATTTTATCTAGGCGAAATTGTTCTTCTAAAGGTTGGGTGCAGGTAGGGCAAACCGTATTGTCTTCAAAAAACTTATGTTCTTCTACAATGTTTTGTATCTTTTGTTCTAGTTTTACTTTAATTGTATTGAGTTTCTTAAGAGTTTTTTTAGTATTGTTAAGATTCTCTAACTTTGGTTGCAACTCATCCATAATCTTTAAAGTTTTTTCATCATTTTCATCCATGATGACATCAACTTCTTTATGAAGATTTTCTACTTGTTTCTCTTTTCTATCAATTCTTTCCTTGCCAGACTTCTCAATATCTTTTATAAAACTTTCTTGCATCTCAATCTTATCTTCAATCATATCTTTTCGGATTGAAGCCTCTCTAATAACTTCATTACAAGAACGAACCCTATCCTTAAGAATTCCATTCATTGTAGAAAAGATTTTAATATCCAGAAGATCTTCTACAATGTCTCTACGATTTGAAGATGTCAACTGCATAAAAGGAACAAATGTGGCAGATCCAAGAATGACAGTCTGAGTAAAAGACTTGTAGTTTAGTTTGAGAATACCTTCTTCAAGTTTTTTCTGTTGATCTGACTGCGCTGCATCTTGATTCTGAACATTACCGTCTATCCAGATCTCAAAAATATTTGGTTTGATTCCACGGATTACCTTATACTCTCGGGATCCGATAGAGAATTCAATCTCTACCAAACAATCCTTTTCATTGACAGAATTTACAAGTTGGGGTTTATTGATTTTACGAAATGGTTTGTTATACAAAACAAAGGTAAGAGCATCCAAGATGGTGCTCTTACCCGAACCATTTGATCCCATGATCAAATTAGTATTTGATTTCTGAAAATCGACCTCGGTAAAATTATTCCCTGTGCTCAGGAAGTTCTTCCAACGAATCGTCTTGAAAAGAATCATAATGAGGTATAACTAACTCGTTTGGACTTATAATCGAATACCTATAATTATACTTGTTACACATGGATATTGCAAGTTCAGAATCCACTTCTACAACATCCATTTCTGGGAAATCATCTGCTTCCAACTGCATGGCATAACGTTCTGCATCATCCTCTTCCTGGAAGAAAAAGAGGGTCTTATCGCCATAGTCATCTTCTACAGCGTATGCGCCTTCGTCTTCTTGACCAGAAATTGTGAGGATATACATCATTCGACCTCGCAAGCTTGTTGATAGACTTCCCTCAGAAGTTGTTTTACTCGTTCTTTGTTCAGATCAAAATCCGAGTCTTCAACATATTTATTGAGAATTGTTATCGTGTCTTCGATCTTCTCACCATCAAAATCAACATCATCATCGTTGACTTCAAAGTTTTCTACTATCTTAAGATCATGAATACCCGACTTATAAACCTTGTCGATAAACTTATCGAACATTAAAGGATCGGACTTCTTTCTTACTACTACTTTTACAATCTTGTCTTTAAGATTTCTAGTATCAAAAAGTTTTGCATTCTGATCTTCGTAATAAATTCTTTCAAAGATGTTATACGGATTTTGAACAAACTCTAAACTAAAATCTTCGGTATCAAAGAAGTTAAATCCTCTCTTATCATCCACATCATTCCAGAACAACTGATAAGGATTACCGATATAAAAGATCTTTCCATCATTTGATCTGGTGTGATAATGACCAGAACAAGTAATTCTGAACTTTTGGAACATGTCTACACCCATACCGTGTTGTTGAACATGTCCAGGATATGTAGAGAATCCATTGAGTTCTAGGTGACCAAATGCAGCCTTTGCTTTGGTTTTCGCGATTTTTTCTTGCGTCTCTTCAAAATTTTCTTGAGAGATCCAAGGAACCATGAATGCTTTGAATCCGTCAATGTTATACTCACCAGGACCAGAGATGGGAATAACATTATCGTATTCAGACAAAAGAGAATCAATAGAGTTGACCTCATTCGTGTTCTTATAATATGCATCATGATTACCAACCAACTGGTAAACAGTGACACCTAGATCTTTGAATCTGTCATATACATTTTCTTTTGCCCAGTTGAGACACCAAAAGTCAACAGACTTTCTACTATCAAATGCATCACCAAGGTGAATACAGTTTTTAATATTACGTTTCTCTAGTTCTGGAAAAAAGATGTCTTCATAAAACTTTCTGAAATACTCATGGAAGTTTTTACTTCCTTTACGTCCACCGTAATGAGTATCAGTAATCAGTGCAATAGAACTCATTGATACATCTTTGTTTGAATAGCATCCTTAATAGAATTATACTCTGCAGAATTATAATTGTCACCATCTACTGTGAACACTTCGTCGTAACCAGACCTCTCAATGATTTTGGTACGGATCTCCATTTGTTTCTTCTCCTTCTGGATTCTACGGAGAAACGCATAATGAATGATCTGCGTAAAGTAAGCAAAAGGATTCGAGGATTTCTCAGGATTAAAATTATGAATGTACTGAACGCAATTTTCGATTCCATCACAGATCATGTCCTCACGGAACATATAATTGACAAAGTTTGGTTTGTAAGAAAGATGAGTAGCGATCTTCAAGAAACACTCACCAAGGTAATTAGTGATACGTGGTTTCGGTTCACCTTTCTCTGCAGCCTCTGCAACATCGTTCTTGTACTTAACGATTGCTTCTAGAAACTCTTTGTTATTAACGTAATGTTCTGATCTCTTGCGTTTTTGCATCTCATGGGTCCTTTGTTAATGTTTAGATTGTAACACAAAGTCGAGCTGTTGACAACACCCTAAGATATTGTGTACAATGACTCTGTGGAGTTTCAAAGATCAGCTTTCTTTTTATAAAGCTTTTCAAACATTATTCTTGCTTCGGATACTTTTGAAACATATCCAACAACTTCAGTGGTATCTTGAGCTCCTTCAGTTGGACTCTTCTTATCTTTTTGTCTGATGAACTTGTGATACATCTGAATAGATTCTTGATTATTTACTTCACTGATAGTCATTACTCTATCCATATTTAAAAGGAAACAATCATCATCAGCAAACTTCAACCAAGGATCAATCTTATATCCTTGTATACCTCTTGAAGCAATAGTTATAACTTCTATCGTCACTGGATTATGAAGAACCAACATGGTTCTATCTTCATGTTCTTCTGGAGAAACGATTGCAAATATCTCTTCCCCAGATATTAGTTTTATGACTGCATAGAAATCTTCTTCCATATTATTCTTTTAGATTTACTTGGATGAATTCATAATTGAATTGTTCTTCGTTGTATATTTTTACTCTTTCAATTAAGTGATTAAGAGTATAGTTTTTTCTATTCTGTTTTGTACAATCGTCAGCAATATCATATAAAACTGCTTGATTCTTACCATTTCCTTTTCTTAGAACCCTACCAATAGACTGTAGATTCCTGATTCTAGATTTGGATGGTGATGCAAAGATCACATTGTGTAAGTTTTTAATATTAATTCCAGTTGAGAAAGTTCCATAAGAGGCAACAATAATTGCATTATTTTCTTTTTCAGTAATCTCTCTTACAAGTTCTCTTTCCTCTGCGTTCACTCCTCCGTGAACATAGAATACTTTTCTTCCTTTCTCTGCAGAACTATTTATCGACTCGTAAAGAGGAAGTCCATGTGATTCAACCCTAGCAAATAATACCAAGGTATTTCCTTTCAGATCTAATGCAAGATTTTTTACAAAGTTATTTCTTTTTTCATGTCCAATAATAAATTGAACCTCGTCTTCAAATGTTTCAAACACTTGAGGATTATGTCTCATGATAAGGATTTTAATTTGTAACTTAGACAAATGTCCTTTATCAATAAGTTCTTTAGTTTGAGTAACTTTATAAGATGGACCAAACAGTCCTTCCAATACCCACTTATGTGTTTGTGTTCCGTCTAGAGTTCCAGTAAAACCATATCTATACTTTGCATCTGCAAGTTTAGTCATGATACCTACTAGAGATTTTGATTTAAACTGATGAGCCTCATCACCAATTACTACATCAAAACCATCAAAAAACTTTCTAGGTAGTTTGTAGATAGACTGCCAAGTAGTAATAACAACAGGGAACTCATTCGTCTTCTCACGTCCACTGTAGATGCGGTGGCAGAAGTCTTCAGCGTTCCAACCATAGTCCTCAAAGTCTTTATACATTTGTTCGACCAGGGACGTTGTAGGGACCACTAGGAGGATCTTTTTATTTCTCTCTGCAAAATATCTAACAACGGAATAAATCATCAAAGATTTACCTGATGCAGTAGGTGAAATGAGTAGTTTGCGATTATACTTTAGTGCATCATATACCGCTTCAATTTGATAGTCTCTTGGTTTATACTTGGAGATTCTTGTCATGTAGTCTTTTACACCTTCATATGAGATCATCTCATTTTCTTCAAAAGGTGTTCCGTAGAATTTATTGTCTTCAAACTCTACTTGATAGTCCCATTTGTTTGCCCATGAAACTACTTTATCGAGAAGACCGACATAAATTTCTCCAGTATGTGGTGAGAATAATCGAATCTTTCCATCCCAATACTTACTCCGATACTGGGGCATAAACTTTGCACCTGGTACATCAAAAGTAAAGTGTTCAGAAAGTTCTTGAAATACGTGTGGTTCTGCCTTTAACTTTAGAAATACTTCGTTCTTTTTTCCAATTACAATATCAGTCATATCCTCTAATAAACTTTTGCCACTCAATCGCATTTTTCAGCTGATATGTTCTATTTAAGATAGTTTTGATAATGCTATCTAGATAGTCCAACATCATTTGATAGTAATCAATCTTGGTGAGACACTTGATAATATCTTCGTCTGCATCGAGATATTTGTCTAAGTCTCCTTTCAGAACTTTGTGGTCAAAAGGATATTCTGCATATACTTCTGGTTCTGCTCTACCAGTGTAGTATTGCCATTTTTCTTTTTTTAAAATCTTATATTTGTTCTCTTGTGATTTTTTAAGAACAAGAATGTTATTATAAAGTTTATAGTATTTTGAGTGAAGACTCGGAATCTTTGTAGATTCTGAATGTAAATTGTCATCATCGATCTTGGAATCTTGTTCCCAAAGATCTTGTATCATGTCAAGATTCATACTTTTCAATGTCATAAAGATCATACTTAAATGTAGCCTCTGCGACTACATATTCCACATCAGTTGTAGCGGAATCAAAATTAACAGTTGTCAATGAAGTGGGAAAAAGTCCCCTAAAGTTTACTTTAGCATTAACTCTGAAGTTACTATTATATATCAACAAAGTTCCATCGGAGACATTGGGATCTGCAGCAAGTTCGTCTCCGTTAATCCAACTTTGATATTCTGCAATAGATTCTGGATATCCAAGACCTCTTATCCAGTTGTGGAGTTCCATATAGTTTTCGAGATCTTCATCTACAATAAATCGAAGAACAAAATCTCCGTATTGTATTTTATCTCCTGGGACAGCACGATCCTTGAGGTATGACGATTGAATCGCAACACCCATTCCAATCTCAGGAATGTTTGCAGCCTGTGCGAGAAAATCAACCTTCGGCGTTCTTGCTAAAGTAAATTTAAATCCAGTTGGGGCAAGAAAGTTTCTGTTAGAAATTTGTCTTGCGAACGCAGAGAATGACATAGCGTTTTATTTTTATTTATTTGCATAAAAAAGAGACCCGAAGGTCTCTCCTTTTTTATCTAATATAATCTCTTGGGAATCCTCCTCTCGGCATCGGTATTACCTCCCCAGGTAAATAAGGAATTTCAGGCATTCTGGAACAGGGGCGTTTCTTAGTACAACGCTTTTTGGGAGTATGAATAGTTCCTGGATGACCACCAGGTGATACCCAACCTCTTCCCTTTGCTTCTCCAGAAGTGCTAATGGTTGTTACTGCTACAGAAGCTAACAGCAGTGGAACAAATAGTTTAGTCATTTTGTTTTTATGTAAAGGACATAGTTACCCATCCCATCTTTTGAATGGGTAGGTACGTCCTTATACAAATTATATAGACATAAAAAAAGGACCCTTGCGGGTCCCTTTGGAAGAATCGTGAATCCGATAGATCACATGAGGTTTGCGACCTTGACTCTTCTGTAGTAACGGTTTGCGTTGATGCGGAGTCTTCCGAGACCTGCGGTAGTTCCTTCTGCGAATGGGTTAGCAACAATACCGTAACGGGTCTTGAAGCCAATCTTGGGCTGGAAGGTGTCCTGACCGACGGCACGAACCATCTGGAGAGGAACATATGGGCAGTAGAAGAGACCTGCGTCGTATGCGCTGGAACCCTTGTAACCGACAACGTAATACTGCTCTGCAGCAACGTTTGCAGCATAAGGATCGATGTATACGCGATACTTACCTTGGAGAACACCAGCGAAGGTGTTACCAGTGTCATCAACGTTAAGGTTAGCGTTGAGTGCAGGGGTGTAATCGAGTACACCAGCCATGGTTAGAGCGGAAGCAACGTCTGCAGAGCAGATGATGGTGTTGCCCTTTCCTCTACGAGTTCTTTGTGCGATTGCGTTGGCATCGCGCTCGATTTGGAACAGAAGACCCTTGAACTTCTCAACAGACCAACGACCGTTGGAGTCAACGTCGAGGTCGAAAGTACCTGCGTTTGCAACGTTTGCAGTTGCACCCTGCTCAGCAACCTTGTAGATAGTTCTGATGACTTCACGGTTGATTTCCGCGAGGATCTCAGTTGACAGGATGTTTGCCAACTCAGCCTCAGCGTTTAGACCGTGGATCGCCTTGAGGTCTTGTGCCAGTTCCAAGGAGTACTCAGCTTTGAGTGCTCTGGACTTAGCGGTTACAGTGACTTTCTCGATCGAGAATGCCATCTGGTTGAAGTGGTTAGAAGCACCGTCTCCGAGAGCTTCAGACTCACTAGTGGTCATACCCTGACCAACGGTGTAACCGAGGGAGTTTGCAGAACCAACTGGGTTCAGCGCACCTGGGTTAGTACCTGCTTGTGCATCAGTACCAAGACCAGCAGCTGCATCGGAGAAGCCACCAGTGAGGGAATCTGCACTGTTCTGACCAGAGAATGCGGAATCGACTTCATCGAAGAAGGTCTCGGTTCCAGTCTGGCTGTCCTGACGGGAGCGCATTGCGAAGATAAGTCCAGTAGGACCACTCATTGGCTGAACGCCGCAGATATCGTATGCGATCAGGTTAGGCATGGAGCGTCTGATCAAGGAGATCAGAACGGGGTCGAAGCCAGCAACGTTAGCGCCTGCAGGTGCATGACCTGAGTTGGTTGGTGCAGCTTCTCCAAGGAAGGAAGCAGTCTCTTGGGACTCTTTCTCTTGGTTCTCTAGGAGCTGTGCAACAACTCCTCTCTTGTGGGAATCGGCAATATCACTGAAACTTTCGTGGTTCAGGATAGGAGCCCACTTCTCCTGTAATTGTTGTAGGTTTTGTCCGTCCATTTTACTTTTCTATACCTCGTAAGATGTTGTTAGGTGCGGTTTGAGTATTATCTAAAACTCACTTGTTAGCAACGTTGGAAAGAGCGCGAACATAAGCGTCCATAGTGGAAGATACTTCTTCCATTGGTGCCGCTTCCTCGGTTAGTGTTTCTTCCGCTTCGTTTGCTGGAGTACCAGCGTTTCTTGGGAAGTATGACTCCCTAAGAGTTACCAGCTTCTGGTAATAGTCATTTTCACTCTCAAACTCAACATTCTCTACGAGGGACTGGAGCTTATCCTTTTGGGAAACAGCAAGACCTTCGCAAACTCTGTTGAAAACAGTTTCAGCTGTGGATTCACCAAGCTTCTTATTGAGAGAAATATTCTTCTCAATCTGTTCGTTGAGTTTTGTCTCCATTTCATCTAATTTCTGTACCATGCTCTCTAGTACATCATATTTTTCTTCAGGCATTGATACATAATGTTCTTCAAAGAGACCCTTCATACCAGTGATGAAGGATTCAGTGATCTCAGACTTGAGACCATTTTCAATAGATAGAGCATTTTCTTCTAACCACTCAGCAGAAACATACTCAAGGTATGAATCTACACGCTCAGTTAGTTCTACTTTGATTTCAGCAACTTCCTCGGAAAGTGCAGTAGCATACTGCTCTTCGAGTTGTGCAGAGATTTCCTTGGCTTTGGCGCCCAGAGCAGCTTCAAAAACTAGTTTTGCCTTCTCTTTGAACTCCTCGGAAAGTGACTCGTCGCCAGAAAGAAGTGCGTTAACATCTTCTTCAATTGCAGAATCGAGTTCTTCACCAGTAAGAATTTCTTCTTCGGTGGTTTCCTCAGACTCAGCTACGACTTCTGTCTCATCGGTGGTTTCGGTAGTCTCCTCTTCAGAAACAACTGCTTCTTCAGCAGTCTCTTCTTCAGCGACGACTTCGCCTTCGGCTTCAACCTCTTCCATTTTACCGCCTTGACCTGGGGTAGAAACTGGAGTTGCTGAAGTCTCTGCACCCATGGCAGGATCAGCACCCTTGTTTACTACATCTTTGACCTGCTTCAGCGTAGCACCAGGTGTTTTCAGCGCATTGCTGTTATCATCTGGCTTGCTGTTTTCTGGAGTGGGTCCACCCAGATCCTCGTAAGACGCTGCCTGTCCAGGGGTCGCAACAGAGGTTGCACTGGTTTCAGGTGCCATTGGCGCAGAAGCCTTAGCATTAACAGCGGTTTTGGATTGAGTTGTGCCTACTTCCATTTCTTGTAAATCGTTACCACTGGACATTTGTACTCTCCGATTACCTTGTATAATCTGTATTTATTTATAAGTTAAAGCAACTTATAGTGACGACAGGAAGTCATTGAACAGATTTAACTTCTGTTCGTCGAGTCTTCCTTGCTCCACTAGGGTATTTATACGGGTTTTTGTTATTTCCGCTTTCTTTTCGCGAAGGATGCTACCTTCCCATACCCACTCTTTTCCTTCCATGATTCCATCAACAAAAGCATCAGGTGCAGAAGGATCTGCTACGATGTCAGCAGCAGTTGCCAACATGAAGTCTTCACCAACAACTTTGACGCCATCAGTGTCCTCTTTTAATGAACCGATACCACGGGAAGAGACTCCTAGTTTTACACCTTCACCTAAAAGTGAAGATGCAATTTTACCCATGGGAGTGGAAAGGATTTTTGCCTTTCCGTAGAAGTTATCACCTCTTTGCTCAAGCATCGTGATCTTGTGGGAAACACGATCAAGGTTTACAGTAGGTCCATCGGGGTGACCGAGTTCTCCTAATGCACGACCTTTTCCAGTGAAGTTTTCGTTATAACGATGTACTTCTTTTGCTAGAGTTTCGACGGGATACATGCGACCATTACGGTTCTTGATTCCGCCTTGTAGAAATACACCTTCGATGTAAAGGGATTTTTTTCCACCCTTTGATTCGACGATAACGTCTACACTCTCTATTTCTTCCCTGATTAGTTTCATTTCACTATTGGTAGAGTCTTATATTTTATTTATGACTATGGACTAGTTATGGGGTTATTACTAGAATCATGTCTTTGATAAGTACCAACTCCAACTGCCTGATTATTTTCGTCGTAACGTTGATATGAAGCAGGAGTTCTGGTTCCTACTCCAGCATTACTGTTATAAGTATATGCAATATAATCAGAGTTAAAATCTTGATAAGTTACTGTTGACCAACCAGTTTGACCGCCAAGGTAAGAAACAGTAGTGACTCCTGGTTGAGGACTAACTTGATTATTGTCTTTGTCGTGGCGGATATATGACATTAGTCAGTTTCCTCTTCTGGAGTTGGTTCTTCTTCGGTCTCTGTTTCTGCAGAAGCTTCTGGTTTTTCCTCTTCTTCAGCATCAGCCTCAACTTCTGCTTGCGTTGCACCGAACATTGAAGCAGCTACTTTTGGTCTTACTTCATCAATGTTTGCAGCAGACTTCTGCATCAAAATGTCTTTCAAACGATCACTAACATCAGATGCCGAGGCACCCTTAGCAATCATATCAACTACGTCATCCATGTTCTTAAAATAATAAGTAACTCAAATTATTTATATCTCGCCACCTTCGGGCATTTCTACAGACTTAGTGTTTACCTCTGGTGTTTGTGGAGTTGCGCCTAGTGCAGAAGGATCAAGAGGCATTCCAGTCGCAGGATCTATTGGTTGATTTGGATCTGGAATAACTCCGTCTTTAATTTCTTTTTTGATTTGTTTATCTATCTCTACGATTTCTTGATCAGTTTGTTTGAAGACGTGTCTTCTTACATAATCTGCAGAATAATATCTACCAACATAAGGTTCGAGTGCAGTTGCTGTTTGAATCCTTTCATTCATCAATTCATTCTCTTTTAGTTCAGAGAAATGATTGTCATAAACATAATCATACTGAATGTGTTCGGAAAGAATTTCCCAATCTTCCATAGAAACAATGTTCTTAAGAAGTAATTGAGTTCTCAACATATCATGAAAGAGACCTGAAAATCTCTTTCTCATTCTTCCGACAAACTTGGTAAATTTAATTTCGTCTCTTAGAATTTCAGAAGAACGACCAAGATTGAAACCACTACTAGATGCAAGTCTAGACTCGGGAACACCAAGTGCTCTGTATAGTTTCTTTTGGAAGTATTCAATATCTGCAAGTTCGCCAAGATTTTGTCCACCAGGTAAAGTGGTGATCTCAGTTCCACGACCACCTTCACGACGAGGAAGCCAGAAATCTTCTAACATACTCATCATCTTGCGATCATCACGAACTTCTCCAGTGTTCGCATCATAAACCAACTTATTACGATAACGGTTCATGACTTCACGCAGATATTGTTCTGCTTTGATCTTTGGTAGATTACCAACATCAATATAGAAAATTCTACGTTCTGGTGCTCTTGATAGTCTATAGATAACCAAAGAGTCTTCAATCATTCTAAGTTGATTGAGTGCTTTGATTGCTTTGTGAAGGTATGAAAGAACTGTATTCTTATTTCTATCTACTAGACCAGAGTGAACATAAGTGATTGCATCTTTTGAGATTCTTGTTACCGAACCTGCACCAGTTTTAAACGATCCTGCCTGCTTACCCATACGTCCATTAGGATCGTACTCGTAATATTCTTCAATTTGTGGAGCAGTAACTTCACCACCTTTTACGTTTGCGATTGCTGGACCAAGAGGATTATTTTTATCTTTTTTAATTCTTCTAATATGACGAATCTTTTGTGGATCTACGTATCTTAATTCTTTAATACCGTCTTCGGGTTTTTTGAAATCAATTACCTTATGATAGTAAATACGTCCATCGACATACCAGTTTCTTAGAATCTCATGACACCTATCATCAAAGTGTAATAGAGATTTAATATTCTTAAATTCTTCTCTAATAAGTTCTTTTAGTTTATCTGATGCAGGAACATTCTCCAGATCAATCTCAACAGGAGAATCATTCTGATCAGAAACGATCGCTTCGTTTATTACATCTTCAATAGCGCCATCCACCTCAGGATGTAATGCCATTTCTCGATATCTTTTGATTAAGTCAAACTCGGACTTATATACACCTTCTATGTCAACATACTGCCCATAAAAACCGCTAGAAACATAATAATCCGAAGAATCTTCTTGATTCTCCGGCACAGGAGAGACGACGGACTTTTTAGATCCGTCGTCTTCCTTGAATTTAAAACCAAATAATTTAGGCATTAATTCTCAAATAGAACTCTTCGTTCTATTATTTATGTAGCTGCGGGTTCTTCTGTTCCGAGTTGAGTATCACCATTAGGATTCTGTGCATCCCACCACTGAACTTGTAAAGTTACAGTAAACTCTTCAATGATATCTGAAGAATCATAAGAAACTTCGATCTCACTGACGTTTGTTGGGAAAACACCGTAGAATTCATACTGTTTTAGAACTGGAATAGAATCAGTTCCAGACGCTCTACCTAGTTGCTTAACATGAGCCTGTCTCTGATAATCAACTGGATTAATAAGACCAGAGTTATCGTCATGCTTGTTGATTCCGTTCATCCACTTTTCAAAAGCAGTTCTGATTCTGAAATCAACATCGTTAACAACAGTAATAGTCCATGGATCGAAAGTACGATCTCCTGCGACCTTCAGAACTCTACCTCTAAAAGGAACTGGAATTTCTGCAACGTTGGATGCAGGAAGTTGTGCAGCCTTGCACATGAATCTAGTGATTTCATTGACACCTGCTGCACTGTCTCCCTCAGGAGTTGCAAAAGTAGGGAATACAATATCACACTCAAACAGATTAGGGCGAGCGCCGCCCCCAATCAGTCTTGATTTAAAATCCTCTAATGTTCTTTCTGAAAATTTTGGTGAATTGGCCATTGAACGTTACCTGTAGAATAGGGTTATAAGATAAGAAAAATGTAATTAGACGGATCCAACAACTTCTTCAAAGCTAATTCCAGTTCGGTTAGCAACGAAGGTGAGACCAATGAAGTTGATTGATCTTGCAGGTTTAACGAAAATGTCAGCCCTAAACTGATTTGCGTCAATAACATCTGGAGTGTTATTTGACTCGTCGCAGACAACGAGGAATTCAGTGATACCTCTCTTTGCTTTAACATCGCGGAGATATGGTTCAACGATATTAACAAAATTGGATCTTGTTAGTGCATCATTGAATTCAAAGAGTTGAGATCTTGCTGCTCTCTGGATGGTATCTTCAATGGTAAGGAAGAGACGGCGAACGTTGATTCTATCAAATGCAGAAGCATAAGAAAGACCAGTTTTATCACCGAAAAGGATAATTCCTTGACCAGGGGAGAAGATAACGGGGTTGATTCTCTTAGGATAGAGAAGATCTCTCTGTCCTTGGGTTGGGTTATATGCAAGTTTAATTGCATTGTTAATAACACCTCTCTGAGCACCAGCTGGAGAGAACCATGGATAGTTATTGATGGAAGTTCTTGCCATCAAACCAGCAACGTCAGCATTTAGTGGAACATATCTGAACTGATTGTTAAATCTGTCAAACATGTACTTATAACCACTATCAAATACGGCATAAGAACTTGACGTAACAGAATCAAAGAAGTTAATGATGTTATTTGTTTGAGTATCTGGGTTTGTTACGTTAACAACTCCTGCTCTGTGTGGGGAGATGCAAGCGACACAATCCTTTCTACCTTCTGCAATTGCAATTAGTTTGTTTGCTTTTGCTTGTGATTCAAACAGAGTATCACCACCACTTGGTCCTTGGATGAGGAAGTTTACATCATATTCTGCAGGATTTTCTAGAATTGAATAACTAGAAATTACGTTTGCAAGTGTTGGAGCGAATCCATTAGTTGCACCGTAGTCTGCACCGTTGCCAAGAGTATATGTCTTATTACCAATAAGACCGAAGGTAATTCCACTTGCCTCTTGACCCCATGCAATATCACCACCACTAGCGAGGACGTATCCACCTAGAGTTGTGAATTCTGGTGCTGATAGAGAATCTGTTGTTCCTGCAAAGAGATAGTTTGAATTATTCTCAATGTAGTTCTTGTAGTAGATGTTCTCACTTGGAGTGATTCTTGCGTCAGTAGCCTTAGAAAGGTTTGTGAACTTCTCAAGAATATTTCCAGAAACACCACTTACAGATCCATTGTCATCAACAACGACAACGTGTACTTCATCATTTTTACCACTTCTGGAATCGGCGTACTGTGAAGTGCCTGGTCTAGGTGCGATGTTCTTCCAATAAACTGTAGAATTATCTAATCCTAAAGTTTGTTGATCGTACCAGTCAGTTACTGGGTTTGCTGCAGCAGTTGGAAGTAAACCTTCGCCATTGTCATCAGTAGATTCGTTAGAATCTCTAGTATAAGTAACGACTAAAGTTGTAGCTGCGAGTGCAACTGGTGATGCAGTATCAACGATAATTCCACCAGTTGTGAATCCAACAACTCTTGCAGAGAAAGTTCCGTTCAGGGATCTAATTAGGTCTCCTGGGAAAGTTTCGTTAGATCCTTTAATTCTGGTTTGAATGTCAGGGTCACTTGTGGTAATAACAGTTGTACCAAGTCCTACACTAGCGTTATTTTTAATTCTGAACTTCTCAAGAGAAGTCGCAGCACCAACACTGTTAAACACTTGCCAGTAAGTACTGGTTTCCTGTTCTACCTGAGCAAATATTCTATTAAGTCCAGAGTCTGCATAGTCGATTGCACTGGTTATTCCAGTAGCATTATCGGTTCTGCTGAGCATCTTAACATCGACAGATCCGTCATTGACCTGAGTAATAATGCCTTTTGTGTAACCACTGAATGATTTTACAGTTCCATCTTTTGGATCTGCATAGTTTGTTGTGAATCCGCAGGTAATTCCCATTCCAACAGATAGACCAAAAGTACCAATGGAAACTCTTTGGTCAGCAGCTGCGTCGATGGTGCAAACTTTAAGATTGTTTGCCCAAGATCCAGCCTCTCTTGAAGCGTAATACCAATCTGAAGCGGATGAATATAGATTAGCGTAATCTTCTTGTGACTTGATCTTTAGGGAAAGAACTGTTCCAGCAACACCAGTGTGTGCGTTGACTAGGTTACTGTCATCTGTTCTGATGACTCTTAGTGTTCCACCATAAGAAAGATAGGAAGATGCACTCATCCAATATTCATATTGACCATCGGTATTTTGTGGTTTACCGAAGGTGTTTAAGAGGTCTTGTTCTGTTTCCACCAGTACAGGTTCTCCGATTGGACCTCTGGCAAAAGGACCTGCAATTGCTCCCACCTGATCGTTTACTGCATCAATTCTGCCTACAGTAAGATCAACTTCTCTAACTTTTACGCCTGGTGATACTAAGTTTAGCGACATGTCTTTCCCCTCTAAAGAAGATTCATATGACTGAAACTATTTAGAAATTTGGATGCTTCAAATGGGGAAACAGTGCATGAACACACTACCAATCAGGATATTCCCAATAAACTTGTTTGTTTTTAGTTCTTGATATTTTAATTCTTTTTACGGTACACTCTTTACACTCATAAGAATATGCAGATGGTAGAGTACCTCTATCTTTTCTTGTTAGATAAAAATCATTCAATAAATTTTTTGTTTTGCCGCAAGATCTACACTTTCTTTCATTGAGAAACAAGTGTTCTAATTCAAATGACTCTTCAAAAGCCATTAGTGGTACTCCCACATATATGACATATCACCATATTCATCTGTCTTCCATATTGTTCCATCATTTTCTACAATAGTTCCTTCATCATCCAAACCATCACTGATAAATCCAAATGGTGCCATGTCAGCTTCGATTTGATCTCTCTGGTCTTCATATATTTTTTTACGAACATCGTTGTCCGTCATTTCTTTGAAGTAGTCCTGTTGAACTAACCATGCAAATATAACAAGACACATTGCAAGATCATCGTTACAACCTTCTTCTGCCTCAAATGAACCTGACTTTTGAATGAATGTGGTTAACTCACTGATTACATCTAGATCAGATACAAGTAACTTGTCGTCCTCAATTAATGCTTTTAAATTTAGAGATCCAATCTTCTTTACGGTCTTGGACATCTTGACACCCAATTGTGTCTTCTTGCCTGAGAATCCTTGACCAACCACTTGACCTGCACGACCTCTCATAGAACACATGAGTATATTGTCATACTCCAAGTCCATATGAATGATGGATGCTACTTGATCTCCAATATCATTAACTTCTACTAATATGAATGCCTGATTGTATGCCTTCGATACATCTCTAATGATGTTCGGAAACAAGATTGGTTTGATCGTATTATTTCTATACTTAGCAACTAATCTATAAGGAAATGACGTTGTGTCACATACGCAAAATGCGGAGTAGTCTTTTTCTACGCCCCTTGCAACGTCAACCGTAACGACATATGTATGATCTTCTTTTGGTTCTTCATAGATGTCCAATCCTGCATTTCTCTTGATTGGATCATCATAAACAAGAGACTTTAATTTCGCTGCGGTAATCAAAGTATCAATAGATCCTAAGAACTCACACTCAAACTCGATTTTGAACTGTTGTTCAGATGTGTTCTTAATTGTTTGTTCTTTCCACTCCAAATCCCTACCAGGGACTTCAGACCAGTGAACATCAGTTGGAATATAATCGTTCTTACTCTTTTCCGCATCATGCCACATACGGTAGAAGTGATTCATACCGTGTGGGGTGGATACGATAATTACTTTGGTGTTTTTACCAGAAGTAATAGTAGGATAAACAGAGGCAAAGAAGTCATCAGCAACGTGATTTGGGACGAACGCGAACTCGTCGAGAAAGAGGACGTTGAATGACATACCTCGGACAGCACTTGCAGACGTAGAAGCTGCCAATATCTTACTGCCATTTTCCAACTCCATTGATCCTTTGTTCCAGGCTATAATACCCTGTTGCATCCATTTAGGTAAGTTCTCGTATGCAGTTTGTAACCTTCCGAGAAGTTCTCTTGCGGTTGCCGCTTTGTTTGCAAGGATACCTATGTTGACACTATCGTTGAAAACTGCATAGTGCAAAAGATAAGACACCACGGTAGTAGACTTACCAGTCTGTCGTGGCATCTTACAGATATTAAATCGATTCTCATGAAATCGATTAATCAGTTTCTCTTGGAAATGATATGGATGGAATTGTGTTAAACCTTCGTCTAGTGAAACAATCTTGATATAATTGTTTGCAAAATAAACAGGATCTTCTTTACATTTAAGGAACTCAATAACCTGTTCCTCTGTAAATTCAATCGGTGTATTTGCTTTTTTTAGATTAGGATTACCAAGATATACGTCACTCATAAAAAATTATCCCATATGTGCTACCGAAGTCGCATATACATCAGATGCAGATGAATAAACTAACTCGTCTCTTTGTTTATGTATAATGATAGGATTATTTCCAGCCATATGAAAACTTCCATATGTTACGCCAGCACCTGTTCTGACTTCAATTACACGGTCAGAAGAATGACTATGTTGAATCATTACATATTCTCCACCAATACCATCTCCATTAGGAACTGATGATCCAGACCCTGCATTAACCTGGGTTGACGTACCTAGAATTTTTACTACATTCATCTTACATGTTTGCTATAGAACCTATTACTTCCTGTTGTTTAAAGTAGAGTTTTAAATA